TTCAGCTTGACCGAGATTTTGACGCTGGTGGCGACGCCGAATGGCTCGCCGTTGAACAGCAGCAGGCCATCCATGGCGGTCGGGATATCGGACGAGGTCTCGTCGGCGGGCGCGGTAAAGAACGGTGCCTCGGTTGTCTTGTAGAGCTGGCGCCCGCGGCCCATGACGCCGAAGTCCAGCTTCGGATTATCGTTGACCGGAATATCCAAGTCCATGCTGCCGACCCGGCATTCGGTATAGAGTCGCGCCAGGTCGGTTTCCGGGTTGTAGATTTCGAGCGCAAGTTTGTAGTTGACGAAATTGAGCGTTGCGCTCGGGTTGATGATCGTCGCGCCAACAGTGGCAACGCCGAACGTCGTCACCGCGGCCAAGTCCTCCGCGGGCGCAGGAAAGACATTCAAGACGCGGTTGCTGGTCCCGCTGAAGCCGAGGATCGAGAACCGCTGATTGAGATTAAGGCCGGTGATGCCGGTGACGGCGATCGTCGCGCCCGCGCCGAGCCCTTCGGCGACCGGGTCGCCGCCGCCGAACGTGATCGTCTTGCCGGATTTCGAGAAGGCAACCGATGTCAATTCGGCCTCGGTTGCACTGGCCGCCGCCGACCAGGTGTTGCGCATGATGGCAGCGAACCAGTCCTGCTGCGTTCCGGCCGACAGATAGCCCTTGACCGTGCCGGCACATGTTCGCGAGCCGTCGCTGCCCATGGGCCGCTGCCGGTCCTGGCGCATCTCGGTCGGCCGGTACTGGTCCTTGGTCAATTGCAGGTCGTGCGACAGATAGCGCAGGACCTGCCCAGCGTCGATCCCTGGATCGACGAGCGGATCAGGCACGGTTTGCGACTGGATGAGCGGGTCAGTGTAAAGCTTGTAGACAAATCGTTCGGCTTTGGTTTCAGCGACGACGGGCATGGCTTAAGCTCCTTCGGAGTTGCGGGTCAGCCGATCAGGTCGAAAAAGAGCATTGTTTCGCACGCTGCCCATGAGTATTCCCCGACCTCGGAAATCATGCCGGGCGGCACCAGGCTCGCACCATCGCCGCCGGGTAGGACATCCGCCTTTTCGCAGGTGATTGCCGCGTCCTTGTACGAGCGCAGCAGGTTGGCGATCTGGTTGGCAATCAGCTCGGCCTCGTCCAATCCGCTATCTTGCGGGACGAAGATCCACGAGAGAGAGCGCGCGAAATTGCGAAAGCGGTTATAGCCGCGCCCGCGCCCGTGCTCTACGAAGGCGCCTTCCTCGACCAGGAACTCGGTATAGACGAATGCCGCCGGATCATCCGGCAAGGTCGGCGACCCGTTCGAATCCTTGCGTTCGAATTGCCAGCGCAGCGGCACCGGATTGCCGCCCGCATCGACGATGCTGCCGTTCTCCATGACCGCGCGCAGCGCCAGGCGCGCCTGCGTGACCGTTGTCATCCGACCACGCGCAGTGCGACGCGAACCAGGATGCCGGTCGGATAGAACGCGCTGACGCTTTCGATCGCGCGCCAGCGGCCACGCAGATAGACCTCGTCTCCGAGATTCTTGGCCGGGAGCTGCGCGTCGTTCGTGCCCGGCGGCGTCGCCACCGTCCATTGCCGCAGCTCGGTCGGGGACACGATCACGCGCATAACCTGCTGTGCCAGATTGCCGGCCAATTGCGGATCGCCGTCGTTGACGACATTGCCGCGCAGATCGAGCACTGCGGCCGTGGCGTCGCTCTTGCGGCGCAGCTTGACCGCTTCGCTATTGTGGCCGAGCGCGCGGTCGAGATCGGCGATCATCCTCTGCGGCGTCAGCATCGTCAGCCGATCATGGTTTGCGTCATGAAGCGCCGCAGCCGCCGCTGGCTTTCCGGCGTCAGCTTGTCGTCGGTGCCCATCAGCCGGCCCACGCCGCCGACCTGGTAGCCGATTTCCAGCGTCTCAACGCCTGGGATCTCGGTGCGGATATCGCGCGCCAATGGATCGCGCGAGGCCTCCGAATTCTTAACTGCAACGCGCGCCTTAGCCTCGGCCTTCAGCTCGGCCGGGACAATGACAAAGCCGGCCGTATAGGAAACCTCGACGAGGGTGCCGGTCCAGCAGGACTTCGCATTGTTGACCAGGCGCATCAGCTTGCCTGTCTCTGCCACCAGCAGCCAATCGGCCGACGTCAGCGCGATGCCGTTTTCGAGAATTTCCGAGACGTCGGAAACATGTTTGCGCGAGAGCCACAGCACACCGCTAGAGCAGTAACGAAACACGTCGTTAACGACTTCGGATCGCAATGTCGGCGGATTGACGCCGTCGCTCGCGATGGCGCAATCCGACGCGATTTCCGCTGCGACCTCGAGACCCCATTCCGCCAGCGCCTCATCGTGCGATGCATCGGTGCGATCGAGGCCGGCGGCAACGCGCAATTCCTCAGGCGTCAACAGCGTCAGATCGGCTGCCGGCGTGATGACGGTGAAGTGCGCGAGCTTGAGAATATCCACGTCAGCGACGCTCCGCGTCGTAGCGCTCAAACAATGGCCGCAGATCACAAACCGTTACCATTCCGTCAGAGAACGTGAACACTACCGACCAGTCTTCGAACTCGATCGATGCAAGGCCAACACCGGGCGGGCCCGGTTCGCCGCGCTCGCCTTGTGCACCGCGCGGCCCAGGTTTGCCGGGCTCTCCCTTTTTCGCGCCAAGCATCCAGCCGTCGCCCGGCAATGGCCCCGGGTTATCGCAGCGCGCGCGCCATTCGCTCCCGTTGTGCGTGACGATGTCGAGCGCACGGTACTTCATCGTCGCGTCGTACAAACCGCATGCACGCCCCGGGCAGGCGGGTGGCCCAACCGGCCCTGGCGGCCCACATTCGCCCTCTGGGCCTCGCTGGCCGCGTTCACCGGCCACCCCTGGCAGCCCCTGGCGCCCCGGGGCGCCGGGCGCACCGACAGGCCCAGCCGGCCCTGGTTTGCCCGGCTCGCCGCGTGTGCCCAACTCACCCTTGTCGCCCTTGAGCCCGCGCTTGCCTTCCTGCCCTTGTGGCCCAGGCAGGCGCGCCACGGCGCGAACCTCGTCCAGGCACCGCCGGCACATGGCCAGGCAAACGCTTATCGCGTCACTAAGTGTGTATTGCCGATCGGGAATGCTCATTGGATCATTCCCTTCATGGCTTTATTGGCGCACATTCGAAATCGCCCGGCCAAAACGCTCATGATGCCCACGACGCCATTGCCGGGCGCCCGGCGGCCGAGAGAGCACCTCTCGGCCGCCACCTGCCTCATGCCGCCAGCAGCCACGCGATGACGGCTGCATCGTCGTCCTGCCGGCCGATCGCGACAGCCTCAACATTGAGGATCACGGCAAACCCGCTGCCCCGTGCGCCGACCGCGCCCGCACCAGCAACGCCGAGCAGCTCGAGGCCGGCAGCCGCCGCGCCTTTCGCCATACGGGCGCCGCTGGCTGCGGCCTGGACCCGGAGCTGCCCCTCGCTACGCCCACCGGCGCCGACCGCACCAGCGGCCTCGCCAGCGAGATTGCGCAGCAGCGCGCCGCCGATGCCTGCCGCAATGACACCGCCATGCGCCTCGCCCGCGAGCTCCGGTAGGATGCCGAAACCGACACCCTCGACCGGCTGGAGAGGTGGCACCCACGGGCCGCCACCATAGACCGGCAACTCCGCGACCTGGCCTGTGAATGTGGCCGTGTCCGCCGCCTCAGTCGCGGCAAGGATGCCGGTGATGCCACCGACATCAACAAGGCTAGTGAAAGCAGCGATATCCCCGACGTTGAGCGCGTCGACGGTGATGCCGATGTAATCGGCAGTCGGCGCGGTGGCATCAGCGCGCGGTGCCGCGACCGAAGCCTCGAAAGCGTTGAGGATGCCGGTGGTCGCCATCGCGCTAGATCAGCTTCTGCACCGCGGTTTCGACCGCGCTCTGCAAGGCGGCATCAGTGATGGCGGCCCCGTCCGCTTGCACGCTGGCGTCGTTGCAGACCGTGGTGATCACTTGATTGACTGCCATCTCGACATTGCCCAGCGTGTTCTGCGCCCATCTGTAGCGCGTGCTATGCGCGGGCGTGTTCGCCGGCTCGTCGGTGATGTAAACCGCATAATGAGTGCAGCCGACTGCAACGCGCCCGCGAAACACCGCATCTTTGGTCAAGCTGTTGGTCGCTTCGTAGGTCAGCATGCTATCCGGCCTCCAATACCGCGATGCGATCTTCCAGTTGTTTGACTTGCGCCAGCAATTCCTTGCAGGCCTGCAGCGCCACCAGCCCAAGACGGTCGTACGACATGCCCCAAATCTTGCCGTCAAACATTCCGGTTGGCACGAAGTCAGGGTCATCGTCACCCTTATGCACGACATGTGGAAATGCCGCGAAAATTTCTTGTGCTTTGCCGAACAGCTGCAGCCGTCCGTCGACCTCGTTCTCGTAGACCTGGATAGGTCCGAGCCGATCAAGTGCGCTCAGCGGCCGCGCTGTGCGCTTATACGGCAGGCGCGCATCGGAAATGGTAGTCCAAGCATTGGCGCCATGGGCGATGTACATGCCCGAGGTGCCGGCGGCGTTACTGTAGATGTTGATCGAGCCGCCGTTGTCGTTGATGAACGACTGCTTGACGGAGCCTATGTGGAACGTCAGTTGCGGCAGAGTTGCGTGATCGATGCTGAACCCGTTGGCATTGACCTGGCCGCCGGCATTGATAGCACCGCCGACACCGAGCCCGCCGCCCGCCACCGTCAGCGCGCCGGTCGTCGGCGAGATGGAGGCGGTCGTCGACATGACATTCACTTCATTGGTGGGCTGGAGTCGAAGTGCCTGACCTGAGTTTGTTCCGAAGTCTACTGTGCCGGTATTACCCTGAACCAGAAAGAACCCTTTAGCCGGGCCGTTGCCGAAAGTCAGATTATTGATGACCAACCCGTAGGAATTCCCATCGGGAACTGCGACAGCCAATGACGAAGTCGCGAGGTCGGTCACGGTGGCGCCGTTGATGGAGACCGGCCCTTTGATGAAAGCCGTCCCATTGATCCCAGCTCCGCCCCCGACCGTCAGCGCGCCAGTGGTTGGGCTGGAAGAAGTGGTAGTCGATTGCACCACCAGCGCACCGGCGCTGCTAATGGTCAGAGTTCCGGTCAACGTCCCACCGGCCAGCGGCAGGTAATTTCCGGCCTTGATGTTGACGAACGCCGTGGTCGCGATGGACGTGTCGTTGTCGCCTGCGGTCGGCGTCGGCGCCGTCGGGTTGCCAGTCAATGCCGGCGAGGCCAATGGGGCGTAGCTCGCCAAGTTGGCCTGCACATAGGCTGTCGTCGCAATCGACGTATCGTTGTCGGCTGTGGCTGGCGTGGGAGCCTTTGGGTCCCCAGTGAATGTCGGCGAGGCCAGCAAAGCCACCGTGGCGCCGGCATTGAGCGTCCCTGCGCTAAAGCTCAAATTCCCGCCGATTGTCACCGCAGTCCAGGTGTCGGCAGCGCTACGGTAGTAGATATTTCCGGTCGCAGTGATAGCCGCAAACGCAGTCAGGTCGGCGTCGAGCGGCTGGTAGCTGGAAAGATTAGACTTCACATAAGCCGTGGTCGCAATCGAGGTGTCATTGTCCGCCGTCAGCGGGGTCGGCGCTTTCGGATCGCCGGTGAAGGTGGGCGAGGCTAAAGGCGCATAGGCCGACAGATCGATGCTCAGCGTCGTCCCGGTCAGGGACAACGGCGCGTTAGCAGTGACGACGCCCGCCGGGCCTTGCGGGCCGGTGGCGCCGGTTGTTCCAGTGTCGCCCTTGGGACCTTGTGCACCGGGGGCTCCAGGAGTTCCTGGAACGCCTTGCGGACCTGGTGGGCCTTCGGGACCTGGCACGGGAAGTATGGCGTAAAGTTCATCGAAATTGGAATTAGCCTTCATCCACGCGGTGCGCAGCGGATCGCCGGTTCCGTCGTTAGCTGCGCTGCCGATGCCGATCGTTTGCTGGCTCATGGATCAAGCAGCATGCGTTATGGTGCCGGCGGTGATGCTGACAGATTGACCGGCCGTGACCGCTGTCGAGTTCAGTTGAATATCCCCCGTGCTGATATCGACCGTCAGGCCGCTGACGATGACATTGCCGACGCTGTCCTTGATGCGAGCGAGCGCGGCAGTGCCAGTGGCATCGGCCGAGTTGTCGGTGCGCGGCACGCCGGCCATTGTGATGACGCCGCCGCTTTCAGTGAACGACGGATCGGCGAGCGCAATGGTGGCGAGCACGGCAGCATAGCCGGCGCTGCAGATCTCCAGCGTGCCGGGCCCGGCGCCGGCATCGATGGCGGCGATAACTGCGGCCATTCTCGCTGATTTCAGGGCGGCGTTGTAACTAACCGCCATTTGGCATCACCAGCCGGAACGAATGGAGCCGCACCGGTTGCCCACGGTAAATCATCGTCGTTCCAGTGAGCTTGATCACCGCGTCGGAACTCTCGTCGCCGACCGTACACAAAAACGCCACTTCACCATTGCCACCGATGATGCGTGCCATGGTCGCGGAGCCTTGCCCCAATGCGGCATCTTCCTCACCAATGTCGCGAAACTCAAGTTCACCCTCGACCGCTTCAAATGCTGCCGGATCAGACAATCGTAGCACAGCGAGCAAGTGATCATTTTCCGCCAGGAATTCAATGCTGCCGCCGTCAAGCATGTTGGCAAGCCTGTCAAGCATCGCATTGCTTGCTTGTTTGGAAAGATAGATCATCTGAATAACTCAGCAGTTCCGTTGCAACGAATACGCTGAGCACCAGCAATCCACGCTATTTCCGATAGACCAATCATTCGTACACCGGCACGAAGCTGCCTCACGTCTGCGGCTCGTCGTCGTCATAGACCAGCGAATATCCGCCGCTGTCATCGCGCTCGAGGCGGCTCGGACGGTGTGCGACAGCGCCGTTCCCCGATTGCGCTGCTGTCAGGGCAGGAAAAGGCGTCGGGGCGTACAGCAAGCGAATAGCATCTCTGACTTGTTCGGCGAGCTCGGGCGGGAGCTGCACGGGTTCGGCAGTTGGGCCCAGCTCGCCGCGCTCGCCGCGCTCGCCCGGCGGGCCGCGTTCACCATCGCGGCCTGGCGCACCATCACGTCCGGCTACGCCAGGTTCGCCAGCGAGTCCTGGCTCGCCGCGTTCGCCCGGCAGGCCACGCTCGCCATCGCGGCCCGGCGCACCATCACGTCCGGCTACGCCAGGTTCGCCAGCGAGTCCTGGCTCGCCGCGTTCGCCCGGCAGGCCACGCTCGCCATCGCGGCCCGGCGCGCCGTCCCGGCCAGTCGCCCCGGGCGGTCCATCGCGGCCGTCGCGCGCAGCCGGTCGCGCCTCAAGCGCGACAATGCGACCAGCCAAGCGTTCCATGGTTTCGAGGACGCGATCTATGACCGCGGCGGTTCGCTCTGACATGTCAGTGGCTCAACATCGCGTCGATGCGCCCTAGCCGCGCATTGTGCCGCACCAGCGCAGCGACATCCGCCTGCTGATCCTCCTCTGCCGCACCGGGCGCCGCCGACGGTTGGGAGGACGCTGGTGGCGTCGGCGGTGCCGGCGGCTCGGCCGCAAACGAGAGCGGCACGACCTGTTGCTGAACCCTCGGCTCGTCGCCGGCCTTGGCTGACGGCAACTCGAACTCGGCGCGGGCCTCGTTGGGCGAGTAGATGCCGCCGATCGTCCCGCGCGCAAAGGCCTCGATTTTGTCTTTGAGATTGCTGCGCAACAGCACCGACGAATCCAGCTCGGAATATTCGCTTGCCGGCAAGCCGAATAGCTTGTCGAACGCGAGCTCGACGCGGTCGAGCGCAAAGCCCAAGCCGCCGGCGATCCAAAAATTCATCAGCGCTTCGGTCGATCCCATCGGCTGCTGCTCGCTGCCGACGATGGCCATGGGCACACGGAAGACCTGTGCAATCATTGCGTCATTGGCTTTGAGCAATTCGGCCGCCTGCGTATCCTTGTTCGAGATTGCCATCGGCTGAAATTTTAGACCGGACGACAGAATCGGAACGCCGCCGGCATTGAGGCCCTTAGAGTGCTCGTTCCACAATTGCCGCAATTCGTCGACCTTCGGCTTGGTCAGCGTCAGATCGGTCGACAGGATGCCGCTCGGCCGCGATTGATTGGCAGAAAAACTGATCGACTGCTGCAGCGCCGCATTGGTGGCGGCCATCGCCAATGCGGCTGCGCAAAGTGGTGTTTCACCATGTAGGACGTCGATGACCGAATTCAGTTTGATATGCAGAACGTCACGCGCAGGAACGAAGCGCAAGGATGCACGATCAAGGCCAAGCGATTCGATGCGGCCATCGATGACCGGATTGCCACCGAGTTCGTAGAAGATTTCGCCATCGATGACCTCTGCACGACATAACCGCGGGTCCATGCCATGCAGGCTCGAAATCTCGAAGCGATTGTTGCGCAGCGCCAGCGCGTAGGCGTTGCCGTCGAGATAGAGCGAGCGCACCAGGTTCAGTAACAAATCGCTGCGCGTCTGATAATCGTTCGGCGCAATCGCAATGCGCGAGAGCGCCGAAGTCGTCACTTGCTCACGGCCACCGTCATCCCAGTTTCTCTCCCAATGCACCAGGGGGCACATCGCGACGGTCTGCGCGTAGGCCGAGACGCAAGCCTCGACCATGGCATTGATGCCCGCGCCGGAACGCGGGTCCTGGTTCATCTGCCAGTGGTTCCAAGAACCCCATTCGTGCGGCAGCCATCCCGGCGAGCTGGTCGTCAGGATGCGATAGGGCCCATCGTGATAAGCCCCCTCGGGCGTCGATTTCACGGCGAGCCCGAGCAGACTGCGCAAACCGCCGAGCAGGCTCATTTCCTGCCGAGGTCCCTGGTGGGATATCTGGTGGCCGGCTTGTCGGCACTCAGATCGCGCGTAGCGGTCTCCTGCCGCGGTGGCGGTGGCGGTTCCGGCGGTGGCGGCGGTGGCGGCTTGGGTGGCTCCGGGGTCGCTGCCGCCTCCTTGGCCGGCTCCTCGGGCTCCGGCTCGCCGCGCAGCTTGCGCGCCGCTTTCTCAGCCTTAGCCTGGATCTCGGCGCGCTCTTCCTCAGTCATGGGTTTCGCCTCCTTCGCCTGCTTTTCCTCCTCCTCTTTCGACAGCGGAGGCGCGAATGGATCGACCGCCCACTTCTCGGCGATCGCGGCAGCCGCATCCGCGGCCGACATGGTCAGCCGCTGGCCGGCATAGGGTCCGACAACGGCGTGAATCACCGCCGGCTCGTCGGGATTCTTTTTCTGTTCGTCGCTCATGCTTGTCTCCCTTGGACTAGACGTCGCGAGTTCTTGAACGGACGACCGGCGCGACGAATTCGAAGTTGACCTCGTTCGACGAAACCGCGCCGTTGCGGACCGAGCATTGCACCACGACCGGCGCGTCCCACAGTGAGGGCTTCACGCTGGTCGATAGCGTGTCTCCATTGAGCGTCGTCGGTTCATCATGGCCGGCGAAGACGATCACGGAGCTTTCCGTAAATCCCTGGCCGGTGACGAACAGCGTAAAATCTGGATCGCCGATCGTCGCTTGCGGGGGAATTAGATTGGTCACGACCGGCGGCGGTGCCGGCGGCTCGGGCACGGCGTCGCGCAATTTGGCCGCCCCGGCGTGGGCGGCCGCATGGACGCGGTCGGCATTTTCTTGCACGGTGACATCGAACGGCGGATCATGTGGCGGCGCATGCGGGTCGACGGCCCATCCGTCCGCAATTGCCTGGGTGGCATCCGCATCCGGCATGTAGATACGCTGGTCGCGAAACGGCCCGTACAGCACCTGCATCATGATGGGCATCGATATTGCTCCCTTAGTGCTCAGCCACCATTAGGATGGAGGCTATCGTCTTCACCATCCAACACTCGCAATAGTCTGAACCATCCCCGTGCGCCGCATGACCCACGTCACGTACAGCGTCAATCTTATGGCGATGCTGTCGGTCTGGAATAGCGAGCGCACTGGCGCGGCGACGACAGGCGGCGTTCCCGGTGTGCCGATCGCCAATGGCGTGGTGTCCTCTTCGTGGAGCGTCGCCTCGTTCGAGACGGCGAAGCGAGGTGCATCGCCGGTCGCTGTTGCAAACTCGCTCGCCTCGATCGCGATGACCGTGCCGGCGGTGACGGTCTGCGAAACGATGAACGTCACGTTGAACTTCTGACCGGCTTCCGTGACGGTCGCAAACAGGAAGTCGCCGGTCGTCGTCATGGCAAACCCGAGCGAGATCGACTGCGCCGGGTTGATGAGCATGACGATATCGGTTCCGCCGCCAGCGGCGACGATAGCGGAGATCAACTGCTTCAGATCGGCAACCATCTTTTCGGTCGCCGTTCCTGTCGCGGTTGCAGTCAGCGGCGTAACGCCGTTGAGAAGACCGGCCGGACGCGAAGCGCTCGCGGCAACGGCGTCGATCAAGTAGGAATCAAGCGCCTCGCTGGTGTCGTCCTGCAAGCCTTGGCGCAAGATCGCCTCGATCGCCGGATTCGAGTATTGCGCCATCTCCTCCGTGAACGTGGTGATGACGGCAAGCTTGTGCGGCGTCAGCGTTGCGGTCGAGAAGCTCGCCCTCTTCACGGGCTTTGGACTCCCCTCGCCAACCCAAGCGCCGGCAAGTTTCGAGCTGGCCGTTCGAATCGGAATCTTCAATTGCGAGATGCCGGTGCCGAATGTGTAACGCACCCCGCGATTAGCGAGCGGCATATAAAGCGCCTTTGCCAGGATGCGATTGATAGCCGCGGTGTTCTGCGTCTGCACGAGCTCGGCCGCCCAGCCCGCAACTGTCGTCATTGCTGGATTGACCGCCGCGCGCAGGACCGCATTCATGCGCTCGTCGCGGTCGCCGTAACGCGAGCGCAGAATCGTATCAATCGACTCGCGCTGTACATGCGCCGAGAACCAGGTCGCCAGCGACCGGAAGACATAGTCACCGTCGTCCAGTTTCTTGCCGTCGCCGAACGGCCGCCGCTCGCGCTCGGCGCTGCTCAGCTCACCGGGCCGGATGATTTCCTGCTGCCGTTGCTGCTTAACGACTTCGAGCGAGGTGTCGCCGGAGCTTTGCACGGCCACTGCGCCCTCGCGCCGGCCGCCGCTGATCGCGCGTTCCTGCCGCAAGAGCTTTTGCAGCGTTTGCTCGGCGGCATCGACTTCGTCGGGCAGCTGGTCAGCACGCTGCTGCTCCTCTTCGCTTTGTTCGTGCTCGTCCTTGCTGGTGATTTCGTCGAGACGAGTTCGCAGGGCCATGACGTTCTTCTGTGCTGCATCGATCCTCGATGCCAGCGTTTGATTGAGTTGCATTGAATTACCCCTGATTTTTGGGGTGGGTTTCGGCAGGCTTGCCGGGGTAGCGGCGCGAGCTTCGTTTGCAGGCTTGCTAAAGATCGTGCCGATCAGTTCAGGCGAGAGGTTCATCGAGCGTGCGAGAGAAACCGCATTCGGATTCGCAGGCACAGAAACGAGGGACACCTCCAGTAATTCGGATTTCAAGAAACGAAACGGGCCCCAGAATTCCGAGGCCTCGTCGTTTAGCTTTTCCTTCTTGAGCGGTTGGAAACCGACCGATGTCGCGCGCAGCATCTTCTGCGCCAGCAACTTGCGCACCGTGTCGATCAGCGCCGATGTACCCTCGGCAGCGATCTTGAGCTTGCCCACAAGGCGATTGCCCTCGACGCGCACATTCTCCCACGTGCCGATGTACTGATTGCGGTCGTGATTGAACAACGCGGGCGAACCCGTCTTGCGGAAATTCGACAGTTCCCAATTCTGCTCGATCACATCGCCGACGCGATCGACGCTGTTGTCGGACAGGACGAATTCCATCGCGTCGCCGCTGGGGGACGGCGCCGAACGAACGGCGTACTTCATGGTGGTTTTCCTCAGATCAGCAGAGCTACTTCACGATGAGGAGCGAATAAGCGCGTGCCGGGCTCACTCCATCTCAGAACATCAGCACGAGAACGATGGCGCCGGCGGCGATGACCGACAACGCCCAGAGGATCAAGACCAGATGGTATTGCGACATGCCTCTACAGTCAGGCCACCATCGCGGCGACATCGGGCACGGACAACACCGGTGTCGGGTTGCGCACCATCACGGTCGCGCCGTCCATCAACGCACACCAGGGATCGATCTTCGCATCGCCGGCATTCTGCTTGGTGGCGCGAATTGCCGTCGCCGTACTCTCGATCTTGACGTTCATAACGCACCAATCCATCAGCGACGATTTCGCGTGCCAGAAGGTGCCGTTGGCTAATTTGCGCTCGCTCGACTTGATCGCATTCATCAGCTTGTAGCCTTGCGGCACGCCGACGATCTGGTTCGCCTGCTCGGTGACTTCGATCTCGGCGAGCGCGTCGACCAGCTCGCCATAGGGCCCCTCGGGATCGAGCGCAACGCAGGCCAGCAAGCCAGCCTCGTTCACCCGCTTGATGATCGCCGCCATCTCGTCGACGTCGTCGTGTCTCTCATCGATGATGGTCAACTCGCCAGCCCTGGCGAAATCTTCCAGCCGCGACGCAATGCTCTTGCGCCGCTCCAGCACCGAGCGATGGCACCAGGCATGCGACCACGACAGCCAGTCCTTGCTCTCGCTGTCGCGGCCGAGGAGAGCAAAGCCGAACAGATCATCGAGACCGCCGCCATCGGCGCACGCAACGATCACTTCGCACCGCTGCAGCATCGCGTCTATCGTGATGCTCTCGTCCTCGGCATCGGCCCAGAACGCCGCGCCAGGCCATCCATCCGTCATCAGACCGACGCCCATCTCGATGTTGAGATGTTGCGAGGCCCAAATCCGGGTGGCTTGGTAGCCCTTCGTCTTCTCGGCCTCCCAATCCTGAACCAAGCTGGCGAGCTGGACCGAGCGGCCAAGATTGGGCATGACCAACGGCCAGTTTTCAGAGTTTTCCCAAAGCGCCTGTTCTTTTGCAATCTCGTTCGGGAACTCGTAGATGATCGGCAACATCGGTCTAATCAACTGCCCCTTGTAGTTTCCGTCGCGAACGCCGCGCGCCATCACCAGCTCTTCGCGAAAAGCGCCCGCCGGTATGTCGTCACTTTGCGTTGTCGTGATGATCAACAATCCTTCTGGCGTCTTCTGCAGTCCACCGCGTATCTGGCGCAACACTTTTTGTGTGTGCGGATTGCGGCCCAGCAAATGCAATTCGTCTAGCAGCGCAAAAATCAGAATCGTCCCGCTCAGAATGTTGACGTCGAATGTCTTGACCTTGAGTTCACTATGATTGGCCAAATCCTCGATGGTCTTGACGTGATCGCGCGCGCGAAATCTTCGCCTGAGATCGTAGGATGCCTCGATCATGCCGACGGCCTGATTGTAGGCGTTGTCGGCGATCGCCTGTGTCGGAGCCACAAACAGCGCCTCGGCTCGCGGGCGCTTATTCATCAACAGGCCAACGAGCAGCAGGCCGGCAGAATATGTCGTCTTGCTCTGCCCCTTCGGCAGCATCGCGAAAATATCGCGAATGTATCTAAGCTCCGCTGCCGGGTCCCATGAGCCGAACGCAACGCGCACGAGATCGCGAAACCACGGCCCCGCACCCGTGCGCATCTTTGGCAGGCCGGGCACGTCCGGTAACTGTAACTCGTCGAAGAATTGCAACCCCAATCTTGCCTCGGGTTCGATCAGCGGGAGATCGGGGATCAGCGAGCGGCCAGCCCGAATGCGGTCTGCCCAGTCCGGACAGGACAGATCCCACATCATCAGTTGAGCGCCTCATGTTGCCGGCGCGCCATCAGTTCGCCGAGACTCGTCCCAGGATCGGGCGCGCGCGCGTCGATCAAAGCCTGCTGCTTTTTCCCGAGTTTGGGCGCCAACGCCGGGTCGAGGATGTAATCTCGTTCGCGCCAGCCCATGCGTGTCTTGCACCAGAAGATTGCCGCAGTGACGGATTGCGGACCATCGCCGATGGCCTTTCGGTAGAGCGACTGCGCTACCGCCGAGTTCGCCTTGACGTGAGCCGTGGCGAGTTCCTCCTTGAAGTATTTGCGCAACGTCATGGGGCTGATGCCGAGAACGCGCGCGATAGCGGTCTCCGGCACGCCATAGGCCGCCATCGCATCGACCTGTTGTCGGTGTTCGTCCGTTGGCTTGAATCGCGTAGTCATCTGTTTTTCGTTTCCTTTTTGACGGGGACCAAAGTCCCCTTTGATACGGAGATTAAAGTCGTCTCATGGGGAAGCTAATCGCCTGAACCATTTTTTAGACTTATTGGGATATCCTTTGACGGTCTAGGATCGATCTCCTACTGTTCGAGTGTCAGAACGAAACTGACGCCCTTTCGCAGAGGGCACGCACAAGGAGATCAACATGACTCGTCGTCCTCTTATCTATGATTTGTCGCGCGTCCCTGCCGACACTCGCAAACTAATCGAAAGCACCCCAAAGCTTCGGCAACTGTTCACGCGGTTCCCCGATGAGATGATGCGCTTGGATGGTTCGACCAAGGTTATCAAAGGGAACAAATACGGTTTCCGTACCGCGATCCTCTATCTCGCCCCGGCCGACTTGAGCGGCATCAACATGTGCGCGATGCACGCTTTGGCGTTGTGCAAGAACTCGTGCCTTAATCTCACCGGCCGCGGCGTCATGACCATCATTCAAGTCTCGCGCCTTCGCAAGACGCTGTTCCTGCAACAATACGAAGCCGAAGCCGTGGCCATGATCAAGCACGAGGTTGCGCTGTTTGAGGCACGGGCGAAGCGGGAGGGCTTCACCCTGCTAGTCCGCCTCAACGGCACCTCTGATCGCCGTTGGGAAAATGACGGGATCATGCAAGCGTTCCCCAACGTCCAGTTCTATGACTACACGAAGCTTGCGAACCGCAAGAACGTCCCCGCGAACTATGATCTTACGTTTAGCTACAGCGGCGCCCCAGCGTTCCTGCCCTATGTCGCAATCGCCAAGGCCAACGGTATGCGCATTGCGACGGTGTTCCGCAATCGCGCAATTGTCGAGGCAATCATTAACGCCGGCAACATGGTCTTGGGACTCCCCGTGGTAGACGGCGACGACACCGACATCCGCCACCTAGACCCGCGCCATTGCGTTGTCGCGCTCTATGCCAAGGGCAAGGCAAAGGCCGATCACAATGGATTTGTCGTCGGCTAACGGCCTCCCGACGGGGCGCCTCATGCGGGCGTTCTATCGGGGTGCCCGTGCCCCTCGTGTTCGCAGCACGATCATCAAAAGGAGATCGGACCATGAAGACCTTACTTTGCGACCATACCTCACCCGAAACCGCCTATGTCGTCAACGATTACCCTTATGGGTTTCGTCTGCGCTGCAAGATTCGCTACTGGCTTGAATTCCACCCCAAGCGCGGGTTCCGCTTTCTGTCGCAAACGACTAACCCCAAGCGCCCCGGCGAAGTCTGGAACAAGCCCAAGGCATCGACCTACTGCAAGTTGGGCGGCGCGATGTATCTGGACGAGAACGATCACGTAAAGTGGAGCGGCCTCACCGAATACTCCAGCGGCGCAGAGGCAACGGCGTGGCGCGAGATTTACGGCGGCGGCGTTCCCGCTGCTGGCCGCGACATGCTTGATAGATGGGTGTCCGCAAAGAGCGCCTACGACTCTAACCGCCAGAGCGGCGATCCGCTTACCGTTGGGCTAGTCGAGGCGTATAAGGCGTTCATAGCCGTTGCGCTCCCGCAACAAGACGCGCATGTGATCGATTACAACACCGATCAAACTTTGAATGACTTTAATTATGTCGGCTCTCGCCATCACTACTGAAAACGGCAGTGGCGGGGTGCACCTTCGCAGGGTGCACCCCATGTCTCCGCCCCCCAAGGAGATCAAACCCAAAAGGGCAGAGACACTGACGATTAGCACGTGTTCGCAGCACGATCAAACACAAGGAGATCGCACAATGAAAGCACTCAGCATTCGCCAACCCTGGGCTTGGCTCATCCTCAACGGCGGGAAGGATATCGAGAATCGGGACTGGTCGCCCCACAACCCAGGTCTATCGTTCCGCGGGACGTTCCTCATCCACACCGGGCGCAGTCTCTATTCCACTCGCACCGAACGCCAAGACATCCGACAACGGGTATATCGCGAATTCGGAATCGTCATTCCAGATGACGACGCTCTGCAATGCGGCGGGATTGTTGGTCGAGCCGACGTTGTCGACATCGTGCGTCATTCCAAGTCGCCCTGGTTTTGCGGCCACTATGGACTCGTGCTCGATAACGTCAAGTCGTTGCCGTTTCGACCATGCCTAGGCATGTTGGGGTTTTTCAATCCAGTCAACATCGCTTGCGCCTGATCGCGTTCCATCGCGTCGCCGCAGTATTCAAACACGGCACAGGGGCGCCCGCCCATTCGCATCTGCCCGTTGGCATCTCGAACCATCGAGGAGGTCTTGCCAATCGATGGAGAGAAAATGCCAGGTTTTTTGCGCAACGCCCAATTCTTGGAACGATCGGCCGAACGCACGAAAGACGGATGCGCTGGGTAGAGATGCAGTCGATTCCCGATCGCCTTGTATGCAGAGCCCAACGTGTCGAAGAGAACGAACGCAAGCCCGAGCCCCTGATAGTCAGGCAACGTCACGCCGCGTGACACGCCCTTGATGTCGTCCACCTTTGAATGTGGACGATGTAACACGCCCGCGAATGACGCCGGTCTCCCCTCGACGAACAGAACGAAGCACGCCGCTGCCTTGTGCAGCTCGGCCGTCAGATAGTGAAACGGTGCGAATAATTTCCACGCCGCATGATCGACCCGCGCGATCTCGACATTGAGAGCGGGTCGTCGTTGAACTGCCCTCCATTGGAATGTCATCGTCGCCGGCTCAAGCATCCAATCGGGCTGCAGCCAATCGATCACGTCATAATGGCACGTGACCGCAACGAATTTCCTCCCGCGTTTGCGCACCTGTTTCTGAACGGCGTGCGATCCGATCTGCGCCACCTGCCGATCGACGACCGAGGTGAACTCGTCGATCATTACGAGCTCGCCGCCCTCGAGCAGATGGCGCGCAAGATCGACTCGGAATTTCTCACCTGTCGACAAAACGGCGAACGGCTTCATCCAACTTGGGATCGTGTTGAACCCGACCGCAGAACAAATCTCGGCGATGTCCTGAATCGAATACGCCTTGTCGAAATCGTCGATGACGGATTTCGATCGCCAATCAAATGTCAGTGGCTCGCCGAACAACTGCCTCGCAATCGAGGACTTGCCGGCGCCGGATGGGCCGACAATCAACCCGATATTCCAATCGCGTTCGTCGATGGGCAGTTCGCCCTTCCAATGATGCGAGAGTTTTTCTCGCGCCGGCACATCGAACATGCCGGAAAGCTGTTTGACGCGTGGCGTGCGTTCCAACACCGTCTCGACTAGGAGATCAATGCTTCGCACGTCAGCCCGTCCTTTTCGAATTGTTCCAGAAGCTTGCCCTGCTCGGCTTCGTTCTTGCAACGCACCACGATCGAATATGCGAGCCCTTCGAGTTGCGGTGTCGAGTTTCCGTTCTTGCCATTGGGGAAGCCAATCAATCGACCGATCTCGGGCAGACTAAACCCCAAATCGACCAATTCGAGCGCCGGCAAATTGCCGATTTCAAATTTGAGTATCTTCTCATCCCAGCCTGCGTTGAGCGGAATCCGATTGTCCGCGAGAGCATACGCGTTGCATTGTTCCTCCGACCAACCGTTGGCAACGATCACGGGGGCCTCTGTCAACCCCTCGAGTTTGGCGGCAGCGACTCGCCCATGTCCCGCAATCAGCGTCCCGTCCTGGCGCGCGAGACAGGGGATGGTCCAGCCAAAACGCCTCAGTGACCCGCGAATCTGTTCAATCTGCGCGGCACTGTGCGTGCGCGCGTTGCGAGCAGATGGTTTGAGCCAATCGATTGGCTTGCGTTCTACCTGATACGCTGGCCAAGGGCCCCCCAGTGTCTTCCGAGGTGGTATGAGCTTATTCCCCGTCCACTTCGATGAACTCTTTCTGCGGGTCGGTTTCGTCGCCAGTCAGGAAGGTCCATCGGTTTTCCTCAACCGCATCGCGCACGATTGCCGTCGGGGTGTTGAAGGCCATCGCGGCTTCCGCGACGGAAAGCGGCCGGCCGTAATTCATGACCGACCAAATCATGATCGCACGGCCGATGTCGTAAAGGCAGACGCCCGTTTCCGCGTCGACGTCGGTCTCAATTTGGTCTCGCTCAAACACGGCCATCGTTTTCAGGCTCCGCTATGGCGCGTGCGTTGCCGCGCGCTTCGTGCCGAACGAGATGGGCGCGGGCAATGCCAAATGATCCGCATCGACCTGGTGGGCGCTTGATGGCCATTGTTCGTCTTTCGTTGCGGCTATCCTGTCGACCGCGACAGTTTCACGTTTCCACCACTTTCAAATTCACGATGCGCCGACCAGGTCGTTACAGTGGCTGATGCTTTCGTGCTCGCAACCAGTGCTCCGCCTCCTCGATCTTGGTGATCGCCAATGAATAGGCTCGATGCCGACCGAGTTCCTCGATCTCAAGGCGCATCCGGGTTAAACCGATCATCATATCGTCGATCTTGTCGTCCTGCTCCGGCGTTAGGCCGTTGGTGAAGGTCACTGGCTTGCTCTGTTCGTCCATGTCTTTCTCGCTCCAGTTCTGCGCCGTGGAGAAGTCCCTCAAAGTATGCAGATGCGATCACCTGCCAGAATTCCAGCCGTAGCATGTTCTTTTCTGCCGACGGGCCGTTGATCAGATGAAGCCCTTGTCCTTCGCCAGCCATTCCGGCATTGTAAATGTCCCGTCTCCGTTGTTCTCGACCTGCGACTTTGGCACCCATTCGGTTTTCGTGCCGTCGAACAACCGCCATGCCTTTTCCGTCTCCCCTTTGACCTCAGCCGCCAGGTCGAACAGTTCTGATTTCGGCATGGCTCACTTGGCTCCGGGTTGCTCAACGAGGGTCATCGGGGTCACATCCTCGGCGATCTGCACTCATCATCGAACGCTTTGAAAGCGTAGTCTCGCGCAAAGCGGGCAATTGTTTTTACATCGGCAACCGTCATGTCACTTGTTGGGGTGACAGGGACGCTCGCTGGCTGCGTTTTGGTGCTCGCCCCAGGCATTGCACCCCCCGTTTTTTAGAGGCTACATACGGGCTTCCTAGGCTGCCCAGCGAAAAAAACTCTGGGGATGAT